ATCAACAAATCTTGAATGAGATCAAGAAGTTGAACGAGACCCTAACGATGTTGGTTGTGCATTCTGCTCATGCAATGTTTTCCATGATCGACAATGATCGCATGGATCACGTTCGTTCTACAGTTGAGCAGAAGAATGCTATTAGCGAACTGCGGGTTTTCGGCTTAATCAGTGAAGTCGTCGACGACGCAATTGATGTCGGTGGCTGGAATGAAGACCACGAGACTAAACTAAACTTCTTTGGCAATATGCTTTACACAGAGCACGACTGGGATGTTGATGAAGTACATCGTTACCTTACAGAAGTTATCGAACGTGCAGCAGAATCGATGCCGTCAGAGTGATTTAACATAGTCAACAAGACCTTGATGCCTTATATAAGCCGAGTGGCACCAGCCAACCGGCTTTACATAATACTGCACTTCACCAGTCTTTTGATTAATGTGCTGCGTAGGATGCAGCGCAACACCAGTACTTTTTAAAGTACTGCCATCCCAATAATATCCTGGCAAAAATGGTAAAACAATCTGTGACATCACAAAATTTTATTGTCAGATAAATCCCAAAGCCAGCCATCAGAATCGTCAGCAATCAACCAACGCTTCATCAATAATTCCCTGGAATACATGACATTCTTCCCATCTTCTGGCCAGTCACGAAGATAAACCCCCTCGTAAAGGCTCATGCATCCAAACGGATCATGGGCAATGAATTCAGTATCGGTATAACCAATTAGTGTGATCCAATGACCACCACCTGACGGCGCATCGATCAGGCCTTTGTGAAGAATGCCAATCGGAACTGGATATCCTTTGTCAAGTAAGTCAATTAAGTCTTGCTCACGCCCGTTCATCCTGAATTGATTCTTGATGCTCATTGCATCTAATGCACTCTTATGTGATAACTGCGAAACGCAATCCCCATAGCAAAGCACGTCGGTCAGATAATCGTCGTCATCAATAATCAGGTTCGGATCCAGATAGTTCAGCACCATTGCAATCGCAGATGCTTGGCAAGACCTCTCACCATGACCAGTTTTGCTGTCCCGTTGGTAAAAATACTCGACATTCAATGGAAAGCCTTCCTGCTTTCTAGAAGGTTTGCTGCCAGTGCGATATAAACGAGTGAATGCTTCTAGCTGTGCATCAGTCAACATATCCTCTAACGTCAACCACGCAAAATTCTGATGTACTTCTCCGTTGTAGTACTTGACAGCATCAAGCAGTCTGACGTTACGAGTCACAGCGTTTTATATAACCTGTTAAGAGTTCCTATTCATCAATCGAATTAGCTTTTCGGCGTAATCAGGCGCTGTTGCATATCCTTGTTTCTGCAGTTCTTTTGCCGCTGCATTGCAACTCAATGCGTTATTCACTCCACTGTATCCGTTGTAATCTTTATACCATCTATCGACAAGCTCTTCTACTGCAGCTTTTACAGATGGATAGCTCTTAAACTCAGCTTTTTTCTTAACATATTCTCTGCCATTCCATTCAGTTGTATCAACAACTACTCCTCTACCTTTAATGCCAAACGGGTTGTTTTTGCCTGATTCGTGCTCTCCCCAACCAGACTCAAGTGCCCATTGAGCCGCAACAAGGTTTGGACACTTCGCACCAGCGTCTTGCGCTAATGATGCAATTAGCGTCCATGTTACTGCAACTACAATCATTAATTACTTTTTAGCAACCTTTGTAACTACGCCGGCAAGAACTTCGATGACACGATAGTACTTAGCTACAACTTCGTCATCCTTAGGAGTAGGAGTCAGATTAACAACCGCTAATGCAGCAGCATGAATCGCAAAAAGAGCGCTGATGATCTCAGGACCGTTGGCAATAATCAGAGCGATGAATTCCATGGCGACCAAAATAGCGCCATAGGCTGCCTACATCAGCGACGTGCTTCCAACTTAGAGATTCTCTGTTCAATACTGCCAAGGCGTCCGTAGATTTCATGGCGATCCTCTTTCATGTCTTCTCTCATTGCCTGTAGCTCCTTACCGATCTGTTCAACGCCCATAGACAACTTGACGATCGCCTCACGACCGTCATTTTCTCTTTTAATAACGGAGCCTATGCCCATGCCAGCAACACCTACCATGGTGCCAACAATAGCGGCGATAAGCTCCACAGTTCTTACCTAATACAAGATTAGGCTACCTCAGCAGGCCAAGCAGTAGCAAGAGCAGGGTTGGCAACAGTTTCCATGACAGTGTTACCGTCATCATCCACTACTTCGTTACCGTCGGCATCGGTTTGCGCTCGTGTAATTGTCGCATTACCAAAAAGCAACTCCTTCAGTGCAGGAACATCGGCACAAGCATCAATTTCAGTTTGACGGGCATTACAGGCACTACGGACCGCAGAACGATAAGTCGTCCATTCCGTTGCCACTGTACCGCCAGTTTCTTGGGCCTTGATAACACGCCAATCAGAGGGAGCAAGCAGGCTGGCAGCAATGTCGTTTTGCTTCGCCTTCCACAGCGTCTTTAAGCCGGTCCGCACTTCGCCAGTGTCGTTGCCATCCTCATCAAGAATCGCCTCATCATTGAGCTGCTTAGGGTTGTCTGCGCTCCAATAAAAGCGCCCATCATAAACCGGAGTGACAGGGTTTGGAACTTCAACAAGTCCGACGGCTTGTTTTTCAGCTAAAGACGTGAGGCGCATCCAATTTGCTGGATATTGAACGCCTGTGTCTGGATGAGTCCAGGGGCGATCATATCGAACTGTTTGACCGTTTAGGGTAAACATAACCTTAAGGGTAGTAGTTAAAGATTACCGCGCACGGGCGGTTTTGAAGGGATGCTCAGCAAATGCGATGTAAACGTAGTCATTTCCGCTGCCATTAAAAGCTCCATTTGAGTCTCTTGTTTTGAAACCATTGCTTAAAAAGTCAATAGCGTGGTTTGCTTGAGATTGCTCAGTATTGCTTGCATTGGCAGAGAATAAAGCGGTATTTGGGTTTAAAGAATCTCGTTTCGTGTCCCACATAAACCACCCGTTAGTGCCGTCTTGTTTAATTATGAGGAATTTAACTTTAAATCCGGTGTATACGAACGTACCATCAGATGAACCGTTGCCGGTGTACGAACCAAACGCGCTATAGCCTTCGACAGCAGTCCAGGCATAAGCTATATAGTCAATACCGCTTGCATTGATTGCACCATCAGTAGCAATAGAAAACATAGACGATGTTGGCTCCGTGCTTGTCCATTTTGATCCGCCAGAGAAAAAGCCTCCGGTAAAATTAAGATCAGAGTGATAAGAAGCACCAAAACTGGAGTGAAATACAAGCCAGTTCTGTGAAGTGTCTCGACTCTTAGCAATAATAAAATCCGGTCTTTTGTTCAGACCATGCCCAACGGTCGCACCACTGGTGTTATTGCCGGTATAACTAATAATACTAAACCCAGTAGACTGATTGGCGCGGAGGTCTGAAGGGATTGATGGTTTGTTGGGAGGAGTTTGATTGCTATCTACAAGGATCTTACCAAAAACGCTCACAGCAGCAAACTCAAATGCTCTACCATTACGCGAAATACGAATTTCAGTAATTGCACCAGCGTATGTTGAATATCTAAATTGACTGTTACCTGAAGAACCAACATCGTCCACCTCACTGGATCCGTTATACAGTTTCATGCGACCATCTCCGCTACTTGCGTAAGAAACAAAACCTACGTCGCCGCTTGCAATCGTGGTGCTAAATGGAATAGAAAAATAAGCTCCAGTAGTGTCACCTTCAACTTGGGTAGACAAGTCACCATTAAAACCTCTTGCAATACCTAACCCAGAAGCGTATCCACCAGAACTTGCACTTCCATAAGTGCTCCACGTCTGGCTTTGATCGTAAGCAGAGCTATTCAGGCTGCCAGCACTAATTGAAGTCGGGTTTGCATCGTCTCCGGCGTCCCAGGCCCAGGCTACATACTCAGTAGCTGTCCCAGCGTGGCTACCATTGGTTGGACCACTGAAGCTGCCATGAAGACTGAAGCCGTCTGAGTTAAAGGCCGTCACCCCGTAGTTGTTACTGGTCTCTGCGCCGGTGGTGTTTGACCGCAGTTGTTTTCCGGTCCCGCGAAGTTTATCGAATAGCGCGTGATCTTGATTGCCGCCTTGATATGAAGTCCTGGCTTTGATCCACAGAAAATCAGGACTCATGTTCAGGCCAGTGATGGACCTGTTACTGCCGGTGCCCTCATAAGTGATGGCATCAAACGCCGTCGAACCATCGGGAATCGAGGCGTAAGCAGACTCGCTTAAATTTTCAGTACACAAGCTGACATAACCTGTTGGTGGCGTGTACGCAAATGGGCGTTGCCCGAAGTTCCAATCACCACCAGTTGCTGTGGTGGAGGTAGATCCACCGTTTAAGCCAAAAACATACGTGTCACTAAGACCTGAAGCTGCAGGGTTGGTGCCTGCTACGGGATCGCCACTATTTTGAAATGTGCCGTTTTTACTGAAAAATACTTTCCCGTTGTCAAGATCTAAAGCAATTCCAATAGTATCTCCAGTGGTGAACGTAGCTCCATACGCAGTTGTACCCGAATCGTAAATATAACCATTACCACTGTAATAACCAACTCCCCCTGAATTATGCATATAACTACCAGTGGTAACATTGGTGGAGGCACGCGCAATACCTAAAGTTGTTTCACCTCCAGAAAGTGTATATTCGCAGTACCATTTACCTGAACTAACACCCATGGTACTTGTAACCATACCATAACCATTAGTGCCGGTTTTATTTAAAGTTAGATTCCCATTACTCAATACTGTATTGGAGTCTGAATTTAACGGATTCAACGTCGCATAGTTTCCACCGTTGTTACCGGAATCTGCCTCGTAGGATGTTGGGGTATCGATTGTGCTATCTGCATCATTGTTTACAAGAATAGTGCCATCAACCCTTACTGCTGAAAAAAACCACGAATCACCACCTCTAGAAACTTTAAGTGAAGTAAGAGTGCCTGATCCTGTTGCAATGGTATTCCACTGACCTGAACTTAAACCACTTACACTGCTGCCATTAAGTTCAAAGGTTGCACTAGGCCTACCACTCTTCCAATAAACTTCGACCGAAGAAGAGTAAGCGATAGATATTCCGCTTAACAGAAAATATCCAGAATTTGGGTGCTCACCGTAAACATCAGTAGAAGTATCACCATCGAAGGAGTTAGACTTCTGGCCACTATTAATGGTGACATTTGTAGACAATTTACCAGTATAATCAACAAAACTACCGCCACCATGAATGCCATTAACAGTCCAATTATTACTACCAGCCGCATCATAGCCAAGCGCAGTGGCGCTGCTGTTGTCAGCAAAATCTAAGTGAAAGCCGTTGGTGCCATACGATCCAGAGTATGCTTTCGGCTGCCAAACATTGTTGTCGTCGGGTTCACCAAAGTCAGACGCAGCAAGTTGCGACCCATTTACATAATGCACCGATGCCAAATATGCATCAATCTCATTGCCGGAGCTATTTGGTTCACCTGAAATTTTATGTGCGCCAGCACGGCCAATGCCATAAGTTCCCGTAAAGCTTGACCTTGAATCATCGCTGTAATCGTCAAGCTCTGTGCCGTTTACATAAACCCTCAGCCTGTCGTTTGCGGTGCTGTTCTGCGTATCTAGCGCAATAACAATGTGATACCAAGCACTCACATCTCTGAAGACTGCAGCAGGCTTTGCATCAACTACAGAGGTATAGCCGAAACGGATAAACAGCTTGTCATCCGTGTCAAAATACATCTCCGCATAGTCACTATCGCTAGTGCCCTGAGATCCAAAAATTTGCTGTTTTGTTCCTAGCTTCGAACGCTTAATCCAAAAGCTAAAGGTCCATTTTTGGCGGTCGCCATTAGACGAAAAAGTCTGAGTCAGTCTTGCATCATCAGCACTGTTGAATCGCAAGCTGCGTTCAATCGTACTGTCACCCGCACCCTGGCCAGATGCGCCAGCAAGAATGTTAGAACCAATGACGCTCATGGGTAAGCAGCGGTAAAGACAGCGTGGATAGAAGACGTAGACCGCACGATGTAATCAATACGATCAACAGATGATGCAGCAGTTGAGAGCGTCGGCACTGCGTTGCCAGGAAAGGACCATTTCGATCCATAAGTCAGCAAACGGCTTCCCGTGCCGTCCTGCACAACAAAAATTGAACCGCTTTGTCCTGCCGTCAAGTTTGACGGATTAGCAAGTTGGCATGACGACGTGTTAGCCATCGTCAACGCAAAGTTGTTAGCCGTAGCAAAATCCAGCGTTTTTGTTGTGTCACTTGACGCAACACTGATGGCTGAGATTGCGCCACGCTGTGCCGCAGTAAAAGTCTGCGCCGTTTCCAGGCCGGGCTGCTCAATCAGCGATGAGCCTTCTTTTACATAGATCTTGTTTTGATCAGTTGCATAGCAAACCTCTCCTTCTTGCAGGTCAGAAACGCTGCTGTTGAGGTTGCTGTAAGTGCCGCGAGCAACACGGACGGGTGTTCTGGTAGAAGGTGTTGGCATTAGTTGAATAATCCTCCGTTAATAGCAGTAGATGAAGTGGCAAGAGAACCGCCGGTGGCGAAATTCCCTCCATCCACAACAATAATAGGATCGACCCAGGCTACGACACCTGAAGACCCTCCGCTAGATAAAAGTTGACCAGTTGTACCGTAATTAGCCCCAGCAATTCCAATCTGCCCAGCTGGTCCTACTCTAATACGTTCGACGCCTTCTGTCTTAATTTTAAAATGACCATTTGAACCTGTATCAACAACCTCGGCTTCAGTGTTGCCCTCTGTGATCTTGTCTGCACTTCCAGCTGTGCCGCTAGACGCCGCTGTGATTCTGCCCTGGGCATCAACTGTGATGCTGCTCAAGGTATAGCTGCCAGCAGTGACAGAAGTGTTTGAAAGTTTATCTGCGGTTACAGCATCGTTAGCAATTTCACTTGTTCCAATAGTTCCTGATGCTGCAGAGGTGATTCTGCCTTGCGCGTCAACCGTAATATCAGCAGCTGTATAACTACCAGCCGTCACACTTGTGTTGGCCAATTTATCAGCCGTTACGGCGTCGTTAGCAATTTCGCTAGTGCCGATTGTGCCTGCCGCTGCAGCAGTAATTCGACCCTGAGCATCAACAGTGATGTCTGCCGCTGTGTAGCTGCCAGCCGTGACACTCGTGTTGGCCAATTTATCAGCTGTTACAGCATCGTTGGCAATCTCGGAGGTGCCGATCGTGCCTGATGAAGCGGCAGTGATTCGACCTTGTGCATCAACGGTGATGTCGGCTGCGGTGTAGCTTCCGGCAGTTACTGCGGTGTTGTCAAGATCAAGGGTGATTGTTCCGCTGCCAGTAACTGGGCCGCCAGATGATGACAAGCCGGTTCCACCAGCAACATTAACGCTAGTTACGGTGCCGCCGGCTCCTGTGGCACTGATCTCAATGCTGCCATTGCCGTTCGTAATCGAAACGCCAGAGCCTGCCGTAAGGGTTGCTTTGCTGAGTGTATTTCCTGTGCTATTACCAATTAGTAATTGACCGTTTGTATAGCTGGTCTGACCTGACCCACCTCTATCTACAGCTAAAGTGCCACTGACAATAGCCGAAGCATCACTGCCGACTTCGACAATCGCTTCAGTACCTGATTGATCAGTTTTTAAGAACAACTTACCATCGTAAGTGTTCATCGCTACTTCGCCTAGAGCAAGCTGAGACGTAGTAGGAGTCGCTCCAGACGTTGCTGAACGCCTTAGCTTGATGGTGTTAGCCATGTGGCTCCCTTGTGTGCCTATATAGGCCGGTAAACCGTTATATAACGGCGATCTAGACTACCAATTAATAAGTTCCGCCGTCGACAATTACGTTGTCTAAAATCTTATCTGAACCGCTGTATGCTAACACTGCAGTCCCGTTCATTCGATATTCTTTTGTGTCTGCAATATTAACGTGCTCGCTTAAAGTCCAGGCGTCTGTAGAATCAACCCAGTTGATAGTTTTGTCGGTGGATCCTCTCAATGTTAAACCACCACCGTCGGCAGTCGAATCAGTAGGAGTTCCTACAGTGCCTAATTCAATATTTCGATCTTCAACAACTAATGTCGTAGAGTCGATAGTTGTGGTCGTACCATTGACAGTTAAATTGCCCGTAATTGTTACAGCCTGATCAAAAGTTGCATTACCTGTTACGTCAAGAGTTCCAGGGACATCAATATTGCTAGTGAATTCAACGTCATTACCATTTGCCGAAGTCTGCAGCAGTTGCCTTGCGGAACCATTGGCTAATTTGCTTACAGCTATCTCAGCAGTTGCTGAAATATCAGCATTAACAACTGCAGTTTCAGCTTTTGTTTCTAGTTCTTGCAGAGCAGTCTTGATGCTGCTGCTATCAGTAATAATGGACCCAGTAAAAGTGCCTAAGTCGCTTGCATTTAATGCAACGCCAGTAAGTGCAGTAATCTCGTTATTTACATCATTAGTGCGACCAGCACCAATGATCAAGATGCTGCCGTTACTGGCATGTGATCTAGTAACTAGACCAACCTTCTGAACCTTATCAGTCGCTGCAGTTGGACGTGTTGCCGTTAGCTCGCCGGCAGTGGAATGCAAATAAAGTGCATCTCCTGCACTAAAACTACTAGTGTCAACATTAGTAAGTTGACCGCTAATAATTACATTTCCGTCAGCGCCGTTAGCAATATCAGCATGTACTAATCCAATTGCTGGATAAGTATTGGAACCATTGTTATCAGCTAATTGAATGATTGGTTTGCCAGAGCTGTGTGTCCCTGATACATAAACAACATCCCCTTTATTAATTGTTGCACCGCTTTGATTATGTACAGACAGCAACAGTACATCTGTATCGATAGATGTAGTGCTGGCTGCAGTGATCCGCCCCTGCTGGTCAACAGTAATAATCGGTATCGCACTAGACGATCCGTATTGAGCAGGCGTTACAGCAGTGTCTGAAAGCGCAACTGTAATGGTATCGTTTGGATCATCGTATGTAACACCAATCCCAGTACCACCAGCTAATGCTGCGGCAATCGCATCTTCTATTCCTTCTGCATCTGCTTCTACTTGTGTAAGGGTAGTACCCTCTACCATGTACAAACGATTCTGATCCTTGGCGTAACAAAGTTCGCCATCAACTAGATCTGAAATACTTGCCGAGATGTTGCTAAACGAACCCCGAACTAATTGAATCTTGGCTCTATTAGCAGGGGTTGGCATCGTCTGAAAATTTCTAGACTAGTATTCCTTAGTCAAAGGATCCCGCGTCTGCTCCACTAAGAATTTGGCTTGCATTTGAAGACGCAGTGTCGAAGTCGCCTCCATCCAGGTTTGATAGTGCATTCAAGGCATCGCTCAACTTAAACCAATCTCCATTTCTTCTTACATAAGTCTCTCCATCTAAAGGAGCCTCTGATATGCCACCACCTCCACCGGCAACCTTGTGAACTTGCGGCACAAATAATGCAACCCATGAGCTGCCATCCCAAGTCAGAACATGACCAACCTTGGGCTCAGCAATAAATACGCCATTTAAATCACCAAGCGAAACAGATGTTGCGTCTAAGTCCCTTCCATCCCTACCTGGCGGCCCCACAAGACCGCGCTCACCACGCAATCCTTGCTCACCACGTTCACCCCTGGCCCCAGACTTGCCATCCTTGACATTCGACGCATAGCGTATTGCTGAATCTAGTTCGCGTTCTTTTTGCTCCTGCCGAGCAATGTCTTGCTGCTCCTTAACTGCATCAAGGACTTCCTTTGTAACTAGCGAAAAGATTTCTACGACAACAATCTCATTGCTTTTTTTGAATACTGAGCCTGGAAATATCCGAGAAAAGATCTCGATGACTTGCCTTGTTTCTCCAGATGTTAAGCCTAAGAATTGTAAAGACCAAGTGGCCTCAAATCCATCTATTGCCGGCAAGCCAAGAATACCAATTGTTGGACCCATGCCAATGGGTGCCATGCCACTACGATTAACTTCTACCGTGTCAAATAACTCGCGAAGCAGCGCATCGTTGACAATCGCCTTGCGGATTGAATCGGCAGATGTAATCTTTACAGCCATTAGCGTTTAGCTTTTTTCGTGCCTTTACCTGGCGCAAGCCTACCGTTTTTGCCGTGACCGTTTCGTGCTCGGTTCTTTTTCGGATCTTCTAATTTGTATCCACCGCCGGCAGTATGACTTACATCCTTACCTCCCTTACCCATGATTCCACGAGCCCTGCGTTCACGCGCTAATTCCGCCCTGTATTTCTTTTGTTCGGGCTTGGCATTCCGTTTTTTATCATAAGCAAGTTTCTTCTTATACGCTTCAGGATTTGCAGCGTAAAATTTGGCAGTGCGTCCCTTAGCGGCCATTCTTCTTGCCTCGCTTCAAGCGACCAGTTGCCCCACTACGAGTTTTCTTGCTGACAGGCGATGCCTTGCCACCGTATTCACTAATAACTTTGCCTTTTTTGGCTTTCGACTTGCCCAGTTGCCTGGCAATCGATAATGACATTGCCATTGGTCCCCTGCATCGTAATAGTTTTCCGCTTTACAACGGAGACCCGTCTAAATTCCGAGATCCTGGAGCGTATGCAGGCTGACCAAGACTACCGTCATTGACAGGGTCATCAATTTGACGAACAATAACTTTAGGATGTGCTGCAACGATATCAGCATCAATATTGACGCCATCAATGTAACGCGGACCCTTCAGATACTGTATATCGTCGTTCATTCTTCAGTAGCCTCAGGTTCGGAAGTCTCAACAGGCTTTTTAGCGACTCGACGTGCCTTAGGTTTAGGAGCAGGCTTTTCTTCAACCTTCTCTTCAACAACCTCTTCAGTTCCTTTGACTTTCCAGCCAGCAGCAAGAAGTTCTTTGGCTTGAATGGTGAAATATGCTTTGCGTTCCTCGTCACCCTTGACGAAGATGGTTGGCAGCTCAGGTAAATGCATAACAAAAAAGGGTGACTAAAAGCCACCCTTATTATTCCAGTGATTAGATATCAGGCGACGTTGTCGACGACATCGAGGAAGGCAGTGCCAACGGACACAGTGCCAGAGCCAGCAGTGGCGGTGTACTTGATGTTGTTGTCGGCATCGCAGAGAGCACCACGGAGGTGGGCGATAGCAGTGCCGTTCTCGTCAAAATCGGTAGCGGTGAAGGTCACATCTTGACCGCCAATGTTGAACACAACGGTAGCATCGCCAGTGATGGTCGTGTTGACCAGACCAACGCGGATGGTTTTGATGAACTTCAGAGTGACAGGAGCTGCGGCATCAGAAGCGGTAACGAGGAAGTCTGCGTCAATATCAAACTTCTCGCGGGGAAACATTCCCGAAGAACGTGCGGCCATGATTAAAAAAAGAAAGATCTAAAACCTGCGTCCAACAGATGACGACTCGGTTCTGTATTAGAGTTCCCAACAGGCAAAAAAAGAGAGGGTGCGACCCCTCTCTTGTGCTTTTCCAGATTAAAGATAGCTAGTTATCAGCTGGCGTCAACGTTGGTCAGGCGAGCAACTGCACGGCCGTTAACCAGAGCTAAACCGCAATACCACTCAACACGAACGATGACTTGAGGAGAAGTCGTGGACTCACCCAGGTCACGGACCTGAATACCGCCGTTCTGGATACCGGTCAGGGTGTCGTTGCCGAAGGTTACAACGTAGATGGACTGATCAGCGACAGTGCTGTCGAGGATTGCAGCGTTCTGATGGTCGCGATCCAGTTCGATCACAGGCAGACCGGCATACACCATTTGCTGGTAGCCGAACTCGTTACGAGCGATGTCGATCTGAGCGGAAGCGCGAGCCTTGGTGGTCAGGTGACGACGTGCAGACTTAGACATCACCAGATACTTGGTGCCGCCGTTGGCATCCACAGCATCAATGGCTTCGTCGAGAGCGCCGAGATCCAGAGTAGCAGCAGAAGAGCTGTTGCGGATCACCTGAGAGTTGGTAGCGTGGTCAGCAGCAGGTAAGCGAGCAGCCAGACCGTCGAACTCGGAAGGAGACTGGTTCGAATCGCCATTAATGAACAGGGACTCCCAGGACAGACGCATTGCGCGAGTCTTGGACTGAACCTGATAGGCGCGAGAATCGTTACCTTCAAGGTCGAGGATGGCTTTATCAATTTTGATATCACCGCCGAAAAGGCGCAGACTCTCAGAGTGCTGGCTAACTTCAGCGTAGCTTTCGGTATAGCTAGCGTTGTAGTTACGGAAACCAACGTCGCCGAGATTCTCTTCACGCTTCCAGAACAGACCGTTGCCCTGAATTTCGCGGAAGGGGAGAACCGACAGGAGAGGACCGGCAGCTAATTCGGTTACGATTGCCAGTTCCTGTGGGTTCCGAGAGTGCTTTTTAGCCTCGGAAAGATTAAGTGCCATTTTGACTCCTTGTGGTCAGAAAATAAAAGGAAAGGTGAAACACGATACAGGCATCACGCCCATAGTCGGAACACCCTGCCTGCTAACCATCACGGCCAGTCAAAACCGGGTGCTTTCTAACATATAATTCCGAAATTATATGCTTCCCAACATAAAAGCCCCTTTCGGGGCTTGGGATCTCAACCGAATGCTCGCAAGAATAATTCTTCGCGAGACAGTTGTGACAAATCTTCTACAGGCATGCCATTTGCATCCGTACCTGCATAGTTAAGACCAGCCCCAGAGCCCTTAACACCTTTGAAGAAAGTGCCATAAATAGGGTGAGACTTGTAGCTGGCAACAAAATCATCAGGAGATAATCGCTTGCCAGATTCTGGATCTAAAACTGGATCACCCTGTGCATCAACAACAGTCAGGCTGCCATCAAATTCCTGACGGAAACGATTGCTAAGCTGCTCTGCAAACATATCAAAGAACGATACGCCATCTGCAGCATCAGTACGACCACCAGCGGCATGGAAAACCTTTTCCAATGCGTATTTTTTTTGAAACTCAAATACTTGAGTCTCTGCCTTTTTTGCCTTGGTTTCAGCTTCAGCTGCTAGTCGACCATACTTTTCCTCGATTGCTTGAATTGATTCGCCATAGCGGGATTCAATTTCAGCAGCACGAGCAGCATCTGCTTCCAGTTGTTGATACCGGTCTAGATCAACATCTTTTAGCTTGAGAAGCTGTGCTTCTTTCTCTTTGAATTGACGCTCGTAAGTTTTACGCGCTTCACGTTCAGAACGCAAAGCTTTGACAAGGTTTGCTACCTCATCAGGGCTGTATTGAGACTTCTCATCAGCACTAGGCTGATTGACAGGATCTGTGCCGCCAGCCTCCATCTCGGGGGCTTTGGTGTTTTCTTCAGACATGGTAAACGGGAATCACTCCCTAGTTGACGCGCTAGTGTTCCTATCAGCCAATTCTTGAAACAGACAATACTGCTTGGCTGATGTAATAATCAGCACCTTGTTCTTGATCTATTTTGCATTCAAGAAATGCTGAACTTCTAGTGACGCATGCCACAATTGAAGCTTTTTGAGTCAAAGTAATCGCAGTACTGGTTGCTGTATGAGCAGGGAACGTGAAATGCGTCCTAGTATCAACATCATCAAGGCCAGCGCCTTGAGAAAATAAAATTTCAAGCCAATGAGAATTATAACTATTAGCGCTAAGATTGTTTAAAACAAAATCAGCAACAAGGTCTATTTGATAAATGCCTGGCGTTATACCACTTATCGTATTAGTTCCGCTGACAGAATCTTCAAGTAATAGAGTTGGATCATTATTGGGACTCTTTGGCCCTTGGTTGTTGTTATCGCTTAGATTTTCATACGTCATATCTCGCCAAACGCCTGTTAAGCCTGTCCATTCACCGATTCTGTCTGAAAACTGAATTGTGCTAGTTGGTGCAGTTGTTTGCCTGTAGAATAGTTTTGCATAAGTAGGTTTTTTGGTAGTCCATAAACCCTGGTGATAAGTAAGAATATCTCCATCGATAAATGCATTATTTGTTACATCGAGTAATTCGCTAACGTTTACACCAGACTTGTTGTTGTTAAAGTCGACACGTTCAATTGGTACATCGATGTTGCCGCCAGCTGGATCACGGTGTGCCTTTTGTAGATCTACATAATGAGGTCCAATCAAACGAGTATCGTTTTCATATTGGATTGAATAAAACGATCCAGCACTGCTAAATAAGAAATTATGGTCAGAAGTAAACGACCCTTGCAGCGTTCCTGCTCCTTCGTCTTCGCCATTCACCCAAGCCCTAAAGTCTGTGCCTTTTCTAACAATCGAAACGTGAACCCATTGATCAAGTAACTCAGGAACAGTCCATTCAATTACCTTTTGAGCAATAATACTTACAGTGCCGCTAGTGGTAGCAGCGCTATACAAACTAAGTGCAGTGCCAGAATATTCAGGGTAGAAAAATTTATAAGATGGGCTGTTATTGCTGTAAAACAGCATTGCGTCCACCCATGCACCACTACCGGTGGGTTTATACAACCAAAAGTCTAAAGTGAAGTCAGTTGAGTCTGTAAATGATCCTACCGGGTTGTAGTCATGACTATTGCTGTCATAAGCCGCATCACCATAAGGTGGTGGGGGGATTGACCCTGGACTCGCTGAGTGAAGGTCAGTACCGTTGTTTCCAGTTGAGCTGGTGGTATCTTCAGTCCAATCAGATGCGTTGCCAGTGTAAATATTGCCAGTAGTGCCAGCAGAGAAATCAACACCAATAAAATGCTGACCCGAAGTTATTTTTATAGCCTCACCGGGACGCTTCAGACTCCAATTGTTGTCAGTGTCATACCTTAGGATCTTACCTAAAGAGTTATTTTTTGGAGCGGTGCTGGTGCTATCGTAGCCATCTACGTCTGAGTGGTTTGATAATTTACCGATAGCTTCGCTTTGTTTTTTATTTGTAAATCTAGAATTTGTTGAGTCGAACGACAAGAGTTCGCCGTTAGCAATCACTGGCGTTGTTGTGCCGGTAGTAACAGTGTTTGATACGTCTGCAGTAGTCAGTTCAAATAAAAACTGGTTAGCGGCTGGTTTGCTTACAATTGTATGCGTACCGTTTAAAGTGGCTACACCCGCGTTGCTGATCGTTATTTGTTGGTTTACTACATAAGGATTACCTTCTGATGTATTTATAGTTACAGTGTTACTGCTCACGCTATAACTTTGTATAGCACCAATATCTTCAGTAGTTAAATGTACATTTGTTAAATCTGCTAAATCTCCTGCTCCGCCAACTAAATTGCCACCGACAGTTGCGCCATCGCCAATATAAAACTTATCTTCATCAGTAATATATACCGGCTCGCCAATAGCAGGGATAAAATTCTCAGAAGTTACATCAGCTGCAGTACCTCTTCTGAATTGTAAACCCACGACTAATGGTCAAAGACTAGACTAGTATTCCTTGAGTCCATATATTTGGGAGCATTTTTTTTCAAGAAATCCTAGTCACAGTTCCGTTAGGTTTAACTAATACTGAACCAACTGGCACCCCGATACCACCCTGGGCTCTATACGTTATCGGAGCTGTCCAGATCGCCTGTCCTCTTTCATCACCATCCTCATCCAAAACCCCTACCGCTATATGAACCTGCGTGCCTGCTGTTGCGTACCAGTTTGCTCTCATTGTTAAAGTGATATCTCTAACACCATGGTCTTCATATAATGAAGCGAGATCTACAGTGACTAATTCAGATCCAGATGATGATGTATCGTCTCCTGACCAACTCATATATGTTGAAGTTGAGCCATGTGCCCATCCAACTGGCCCGTCACTAATCGGATTAACAATCTGTGTTGTGTTATCTAAGTCTCTACCATCAAACCATGAATATTCTATCACAACTGCTACAGTAACACGACGTTTAATAATCGCAAGCGCAAATTCTGTTACGCTAGATGGCGGTTGAGCCGCTACTTTCTTTTTCTTGACTGCAGGCTTTTGAGGTGCTAAGGGAGTTTTTTTGTATCTTGGCGTAATTAAATCTGTCTTCTTCGCATATTCAACAGTACCAGTTTTGTCAAGTATCATGTTTTTATTTTGAGGATTAGATGTATACCCTTGGCCGTCGGCTGTTTTAGTTTTAGAGCCTTTTTTTACATTAGGCATGCCATCATCATTGTATCCTTTCCATTGCACTTTTGCGGTATCAGCGTCCATTTCTGACTCAATCTGAGCCATGAGTTTATTCCTAGCTTCTTCTGCAAATATTTTAAGTCTATTTTTTAAAGACATTTTAGTAGTTCACTTGCTTAAAGCCTCTAGCAATCCTCAATGTAACTTTACTGTTCCCTGTTGTAGACCTACCAGCAATATTTCTTGCCGAATATGTGCGATTTTTATATTTCACAACTGCTAATCCATTATCATTATATCCCTGCCAAGATACCTTAAAGTTTGAGCCACGATATGGATTGCCTCTGTACGCCGCATCAATAGCATTAATTCGGGAAGCTGTTTGCGTTTCCTTGAGCTTTTCTTGTAAATTCATTACTGAGCCCCATGAAGAATGTTGATTTTAATTCTTGCAGTGCTTCCGTTAGCTAAAACGGCGACTTCATCCAATGTCTGAAAACCTACAACCGATACGGTGCCACTTACGTCACGAAGCAATACAATATGATTGAATCTAATTTCGGTAGAAGATCCGTCGTGGACGAACTCTGCTGTCTTTTCTGTAAATGATTGACCGTTATTATATGTCTCCAAGTCTGATGAAGTATATGCATAGCTTAATCTGGCGTATCCACCGTCTCCTGTATTAATTTCATCAGCCTCAACAGTACTTAAAGAGACCGCATCAGTATAATCAGTTAAATTATATGTTAAAGCAATTTTATAAGTGCCCTGAATGTAATTCGCTTCAGCTTGATCAATAACCTCTGCAGATGTTAGAAGTGCCATTGATCCTTTTATTCGTAGTAGTATTCCACTAGCTTACTGATGAGCTTAAGACTGGCTCGATAGGACTTGCAATAGTACCAAAGTTGAGATTATAATTAATCGGTGTTGTAATAGTGCCGTTATCGATGGGAGTGCCTTGGCTGACAGAAACAAATCCATAATCCCATCCCAGTTGTAAAATTATCTCAGAAGTAATCGATACAAGGTTAAAAGTTTTGAAACTAAAATCAATTTCGATCTCTAGCAATGCTTCTTCATCCCCGCCAGGACCAGGCAATTCATCGGTTCCGATTAAATTCCCGTCTGCGTCAACTACATTGCTACCATAATCGTCTTCTACATTCGCTTCGCCGTTCTGGGCATTACCTTGCCCTATAGGCAGCGGTTCAAGTGCTGCTACCTCCTCACCAGTATCAAAGTCTCCAGCATTCATGTTGTAGTTTCCGCCAGGTCTTGTCCCTAAATCAAAATCTCCACCGCCACCCGATGCGTCTCCTGCTGATGTGTTGTCGTCAAATTCACCAGCATCGGCAACAATATTTTCTAGGAAGACATATTGATCAACAGGAAATATATCGTCGCCTGAACCTATTTGATTGCCATTGGTGTCTAAAACTTCATAAGAAAATGAAACTTGTGTCGTATCGTTTGTAGGGGGTGTGTAAACTAAATTCCCAGCTTGTATATCTGAAATACTTATGATATCACCAATAGATACTGGATTTCCATTGAGTGTTAAAGTACCAGATTGAGGCAATGAGTTGATCTGTATGCTTGTTGCCGTCGACGCTACGTTAACATCGTTGGTCGTAATAGTAGAGGCCCCCTCAACCTTAGTTATTGTTGTATAGATGTATGGGCTGATTTCGTCTTGGTCAACACTAGACGTTATTTCAGATGTCCTGAAACAATCTAAAGAACATAATATATTGTCTCTATCAAAAACCCAATTAGAAGACGCTGCTCTTAAGCCGTAACGTTTCCCTAAACTCGAAAGATTTAAAGATATCGGGTAATATGGGTAGTATCCAAATAACTCCGCCCTTGTGCCTATTTCTGTAATTCTAAAACCGGAATTATCTGCTGCAATTTTCAGGGCTTCGTTTTTTGCATATTTCTCTAAGATTTTCTTATATTGAGATAATTCTGCTTGCACATTTATAAAAATTGGAGTTCCATTGCTGGTAAACTTTCTTCTTATTGGTGCAAAATCGATAGGCAAGTTGATAATTTTTTCTTGTGGTCCTGGTTGCCCAAGCCAACTCGATTGCACAGATGTATAATCACCTTTTAAGTTAACAGCTTGCTTATATTCTAATTCTTCTGTTTTACTTTCTCCTGCATTATTGCCAGCGCTGTAAATATTTCCATTAGCGTCTCTTTGTATTTCAATACGGTCAGGCTCTACAGGGTTTTTGCTGCCAGTAGATGAATAATTTACACGTTTATAACTGTTAAGTGGGCTTTCGTGGTCAATATATTCAACAGTCTCTTCAACATACAACTTCCCATATTTATAACTTGTTATTGTAGTTGCCGCTAAAAATAAGTTAAAGCTCCCTTCTGGATCTAAATTTCTACTGTCATGGGAGGTTATTAAGCTGTCTCCAGACACTAACCCATCAAATGTTTGCCCAGTAAGCCGAAAAGATGAAAAATTAAATTCACCAGTAGCATAAAAATAATTTATTCCTTCATCAAAGAAAAACCCTGTTGATCTATTTGTTTTATTATAAACCAGTCCGTTTGTAGCCTTTTGTGCAGCATTTGTAGCAGCAGGATGTATATAGTTTTTAGTAATTTTTTGAGCTAAGGAATCGTCTTTGTTGTAAAAATAATGTGTTAAATTATAACTAGAATAGCCATACTTTTTTAAGTAATTATCAACAATGCTTACAGCATTTCGACTCAAAAACTGTGCACCATCTGCAATACCTTTGGCAGCAGTTAAATAATGCTGACCAATACAAGCATAATATTCTGCTGCATTAGCGTTGATTTCACTTTCTTCGCTTAGCTCTTGATTGGTTAAGGTTCTATTTCCGTTCGCGTCTTCTTCATAAAAATAAATAACTGTTTGCTCTCTACTATTATGGTCGTCACGGGTCGTAAAGGCTTGGTTGGCTTTGCCGCACATCGCTTGCGCTTCTTGTGTCTCTCCATTGATAGCATCAACATACTTATTTAGCAGTCCATTTAAGACCGGACCAGCATATGTTCCAGCGGAGGAATGCTCAAAGTCATATTCGTACTCAACTTGATTGCCTGGGCCTGTATAGCTTGTGTAACTACCTTGTGTTACTGTTTCTTTTACTTCTCTCTCAACTGCAACAACTTCGCCTGTTACGGTATATCCATAACTTGCTACTGACGGAGAGTCAGGATCAGAGATCGACCCACAAGCTGGGATACTTTCAGATTGAGCCTCAGGGGCATTCGGAATATTTTTAACCTGAAAAAAAGGATCTAATGCTTCTGCATCAGGAACTCTAATTGTCCTTGTAGTGCTCGATGTAACAAACGGTGGAGGTTTGCCATCGGCACCGGCTCCAGACCCGCCGCTTCCTGTGCCACTTCCAAAAGTAGGTATTTCGACAGATGCCTGCACAATAACTGACGACGGTAATTCTTCGATAGCACCGCCCAAGCTTTCAACATCAACAGTAGTGAATTTGTCAAAACTTACTAATTTACCACCACCTACATTAGCTCCTATGCCGTCGCCGCCAAACTTTTTAGCCTTTTGTATGGTGCCATAAGCATTCTGGAATATAATTAAGCCAGATATATCAAGTAAATTATTCAGGGTGGCTATATCTTTTTCTTCTATAACAAAAGAGTTTTTGATGTCCGCAGGGATGAAAGTATTAATTAATGTTTCTATTTCTGACTCGTAATTTGCTTCTCTTGCTGACAGGTAATTCAAGCTACAGCCAAGTTCAAAAGTAATACTAGGCTCTTTTATGTCGATAGAGGATTCTAAAATTAAAAGACTACCTCTTGGCATCTTTGCAAGCTTGCCATTACTAAGTGTCACATAAATGCTTACAAGACTACCAACGGGAAATTTTGTTTTATTGTAATCTAAAACATCTGCACTACCAGCAAGTTTCATAGTGCCGCGACTTGTAATTATATTTGTCGAATATGCAGAATCGTCACTTACAGAACCATCGACCAAAAAATCACTATAATCTACTCCATTGATATATACTTTAATCTTGCCCGTAGCATTCATCATGGGTTTATGCCTCCGTCAATCCAAAGCTGATAAGATAAATTTGATTAGAATTTCCAACTAATGAAACACTTGGGGGTGTCGTAAAGAACGCTGTTGTTGACACTGCAGGTATGTTTGTATCGCCAGTTTTCTCCCTTAGCAAGTCATCAACAACATTGACAAGTGCGTTGTTCACACTTGAAGATCTGGCAAGATCCCATGCGTCAAAGATTGTATTTAAGGTAGCTATCTGTGCCGGGGTCGCAAATGCAGCAATCGCCCAAATCTTTCTTTGCCGGCGAGCTGGACCTTGTGAATAGCCTAAACCAATTTGTGTAAATTCAAGTGAAGCTTGCCCTAAGGTCTGACCTGGCAGATCATCTCCAGAGAAGTCTGTGAACTCGACAGAGTTGCTTCCATAGCTGACTGTAATACTGCCTGCCATGATCAGAACCTCCGGCTGTTACGAAGGCGCATGCGAGCCACATTGGTCATCAAATCAGAGGCGTCATTGACAGGGCTTTGACTTTGGATCGTTACGTTGTTGGTGATACGGTTTGACGTAGATCCAGACACCGCAGAGCCTAGTTGCTTAGCTAGGCTGCCAGAAACACCACTTGCAGCAGAGGATGCGATGTTAGACATATTAGGCGATTGTCGAGTTTGTTTTGCAGAAATATTTGCATTAATGTCGGCATTTTTTTGCATCGCCTTAACAACTTTTGCTGGAATAATTGTACCGCTGGATGGTGCAGTCCAATTCATGTTGGAAGCCGCAGGCAGCATTTTAACATCGCCAAATTTATTCATAAATGCTTCACGACCGAGGCCAGCGTCATTAACTCGATATGTTTGACCAGCTTCAACAGGACCACCCATAAATCTTGCTGAGGTCTGACCACTTAAAGCAGAAACCATTGACCTTATGTAGCCGAGAGTGTCTCTCATGCTGTCCGAAAACTTTCTAGCTTCCGTGTTGACGCCGGTAAGCTGACTTGCGACACCATTATAAGCGTCTTTCAAAACCGCCCCTGTGCCAACTAATTTCTCATTTGTTTTTTGGATTTCCTTAAACCTATCTGACATCTTTTTAGCAGCCTCTCCCTGTTTTTTGAGTCCTGTTTCTGCGGCCTTGATAGCAACCTTATCTAACTTAAAGACCTCAACTGCTCCTTTGTTTTCAATATTGCCCAATATGTTTTGCATATCTTTTAAGTCTGTTTTTTGCAAGCCAAGTTCTTTTCTGATTTTTTGTTCTTGTACATTTCGATTCTTAAATCGTTTGAACATTCCTTTTTCTACTGCCTGTTGCAATAACATCTGATCCTTGAGGCGTTTTTGAATATTAAGCCTTTGCGTTTCGAGTTTAAAGATCTTCTCCTGTTCTGCTCCAATTAATTTGCTTTGAGCGAGTTGCTGATCTATTTCTCGTACAGCAGCAGTGTCTCCACGTTCCTGTGCCATCACTCGTTCAAGTCTTAATCTTGATTGCAGCTGCTGGTTTTGTAGCTGTGCAACCCTGAATTCAGTAGTGAGCCTAGATCTTGCGATAAGATCTTCGATTTTATTTATTCTCGCCAACATCTTGAGGCGTTTGTCTTCAATATTTCGTTGCTGCTGTGGGCTTTTACCTCGTTTTTCAGCTTCAACAACAACATCTAATAAGCTTCTAAAGTCACTAAGTGCGCCTGTCGTCGAGCTGGCAAGTTTACTTGACGTGTTACTGATTGTTGTTGCAAGTTTTTGAAAGCCATCAGCAGTAGCGTTAATAGCATCTAGTGTTAATCGCAGATCAGCCTGAATAGCTTCATTTGTAGCATTGCTAGCCTCTTTGACTTTTTTCTGTGCTTCAATTTGCAGTGCCGTTAATGCTTTAATTCTTGCATCTCTGTCAGCACCCTTGTCTTCGCCTGGACCCTCCTCTCTAGTTCTTGCTAATTGTGCATTTAAATCCTTCAGGTTTTGTTCTGCAAGCTTTTGTCTTGCTGCTGCTAATATGATTGCTTTACTCGACGCTTCTTCCATGCTGTCACCAAACTCTTTCATGAATCTGGTTTCGAGCCGCATTTCCGCTAAATCTCTTATCTTGCCCTCTTCCTTTAATTGATCGTTCAACTCGCCCATATTTTTAGCCATCTTGCGTACAATTTCGCCTGATTCAGATCTTAAAATCGTCTCTTTTTCTACTTGACCTAATACCATTTTGTAGCCTGTTACTTGTTCCTTCAGGCCAGACGTAAGTGCTTTAGATTTCTCCAGTGCATCTTTACCAGCATTTGTAGATGTATCAATAGTTTTCGCGTAATCTTCTTCAGCTTTTATAGTTTCGTTTAACTGGACTACAAGTTTTTGCAGTGACCCTCTACTGGTAGCAATTGCATTGTCAGTCGCTTCAAAAGCACCAACAGCTATTGCACCACCCTCTTTAGACAAAACACCAACTCTGATTAATTCCTCCTTGACTTTAGATATTCCTTTTGCGGCTTCATTGGTCAATTTAGTTACTCGAATAAATTCATTGACACCCTCTTGACCACTACCACCACGAAAAGTAGTGGCGTCAACAGGTTTTCCTTTTTTTCCGCCTTCGCCACCCGGTAATTTGTTTAATTGATCTGCTGCTTTTTTAGCCTTGTCAGGAATCTGCTCTAATTCCTCAATTATACCCTGTAAACCCTCTTTAAAATCATTTGCAGGCTTGTTTACCTTTTTCGTGGTCTTGGCAAATTGATCCATTCCGACTTTAGCTAATGCAAGCACTGCCACAATTGGTGCAAATTTAATCGCAAATGCCGCAATCAAAGGCACAAGCTTTAATAAAGCTCCCTTCAACAATAAAAGTGTCTTACCAATCCCAACAGCTTGTACAAGAGCAAGCGCTGTAGACAACTTAGTAGCAGCAGTACTTACAAGCGTCATGCTTCCAGCAACAGTTACCAAGAGTCCTTTGATGGCAAGGCTTGCCTTGAAACTCACAAAAGCCAGAGTTGCTATTGTGACAGCTCTAATCAACCCACCGAAAAGCTTAGTAATTCCTGCAATTGGTTCTAGCAATGCAACGATTATCTTGCTTACTTCTGTAACAGCTTTTACAAAATCTCTGGCACCTTTTGCAACTTCATTAAATATTGTCGCCAGGAATTGACCGACTTGTGACTTACTAACAGTTTCAATAAATTCAGCGACAACAACTTGAATCTCTAAAAAAGCCTTTATACCAGGCTCAATCGCCTTACCAATACGCCTGATATTTTGCGTATCAATTAAATCAATCAGGTTTTGTAACTGTTGAATCGTTGCATTACCTGATGCAATTCTTTCACGCAGAGCATCTGCGCCATTCGCCATATCATTAAATGCTTTGACGAAAACTTTTGAGGTGATCTCGCCATTTTTAATCATATCCTCCAGCTGTTGCGTCGTAACACCAAGAGACTTAGCAAGTTGCCCCCTGAAGGCACCGTCAAGTTCAGAAATTTGCTGATTAAGTTCCTCTGACTGCAGCTTGCCTTTGGACAGCACCTGAGCGAACGCTTCCATGAAGCGACCGGTCTGCTCTGTGTTAAGACCTAACGTCTGCGTCCGTGCTGCAATTCCTTCCAAGAATTTACCACTATCGTCAGCGTTTACACCTACAGCTTCTAATGCAGGAACCATCCGCTTAAATGACTTCTCGACCTGCTCTAACGGCGCACCAAGTTCTGCAGAAATCTTTGCTGCATCTGCTAAACGCTCATTAACTTCTGCCGTAGACAGACCAACATTTTTCAATGCCAGCTCAAAACCTTCAAGCGCCTTTTGCTGACCAACGAACTTGTTCAGTGAGCCAGTGAATGAACCGATAATCGCAGCAAATGCAGTAAAGCCAGCTTGTACAGTTGCAATACGATTAAGGACGCCAAAAAACTTGCTTAACGGACTTGTAGTTCCCTTAATTTCATCCCGTATCTTCCTTGCAGCGTTTGCGTATTGGATTTGTTGAGCTGAACCAAGCGTGTATAACTCACTAAGTTTTTGCAGTTTGTTTGCTTGCTCAGTTAGATCAGCAATAGACCCCTTCTGTACACCATTGTTTTGCCTGATCGCAGCAGTGTACGCTCTGATGCCCTTTTCTAAAGTCCTATAACTTCTACTTGTCTTTTCGACTCTACTTTGTGCCTGTTTTAAAAACGATAGCTTCTGTGCTAAGCCCATTGCTGAGCGTTTTTCAGCACCAGTTAACTTGTTTAACTGACTAATCGTTTCCCTGGCTTCTTTACCATACTTATTTAATTTATCCGTAACGACCCCGATGGTGCCGCTGGCTGCATCCTTACCTTCTAAGGTAATCAGCGCTCTTTGACCTGTGGCAACATCACCTGCTTGACGCTTGAATTTATCAATAACCTTGGCAAGCGCTTCTACATCGCCTTGCGCTGCCTTTAATTCTCTCCTGAACTCTGAGACATCGGCACCAGCTCTTAACTCAATACCGAAGCTCTGTTCAGCCATCGACCATAATTAGACTAAATTAGTCTGCCAAGAAAAAACCCCGCCGTAGCGGGGCTTTTGAGCTATTTAGATTGTTATCAAGCGTTAGCGTCAACGTCCAGGATGTAAGGACCGTAGCCGTTCAGGGTTGCGCTGTAGGACACCACGGAGCCAGCCTCGATCGACTCAGAATAGCCCTCAAGGGTGCCATAGCCGTAAATAGTCTCGTCAGTGCCGGTAGGGCCAACACGAGCGAACTTAACGCGCAGGCTGTTGTTAACAGCGTTGGCTTCAGTCAGGCGCAGCACCTGATAAGCAGCACTCTTAAAGTCAGCCACGCCTTCCAGAGAGATGGAGAAGGACTTGGTGGTTGCAATGTTGGTGTTGTAACCCTTGGTGGTGCGATCGTAGGTGATCACGTCTTCACTGGAAGTGTCAGTTTCCAAAGAAGCGTTAGTCAACCCAATCATTTTCAAAGGCTTGTCAGTGGCGGTCGTGCCATCCATTGCATAAGCCTGACTTTCGATGGTAAAAATACCAGTCGAGCTGTCGTAAGAAACAGTGTCGTTGTCAGCGGCAAGATTGCCTTCATCGCCAGCAGAGCTGCTGTCAGTTTTTAAAAAGCCGGTAGAGGCACCGCTCAAACCAGTACCAGTCGTAATTCCAGAGAAGGTCAGATCGACCTCATCAGAATGAACAGGCAACAAGTAGAACTTATAGCCAAAGGCTGCTGAATAATTAGCCATGGGTGAATTTCCAGAATGCTGAAAACTGAGCAAATATGGGGGATTCACCCCACTGAGCTAGTGTTCCTACATGTCTGGTATTCTATTAATTAGCCCTATGGCAAGGAGTCCAAGATATCAACAGCGTCTTGATGTAATCCACCATTCTCTGGAATCATAATCATCGTCTGTACACGCGCTCCAAGGCCCTGTGAGACCGACAGCGTTTCAATAGATGTACTTCCATAGAATAGGTGACAAGCACGCTTTGCAGCGGCGTTTAGATCGCTGCCAGTTGATCCATCCCAACTTATCAAAAATATCTTCCAAGTCGTTAACAGCTCAGAATCATCATTCACATAATCAATTCTTTTGATATCACCTGCGTCATGAATAATACACTCAAGCCCAACCTGTGACTCTAAACGCGGAAGCTTTTCTCCTGGAGTTAATATTGCAATTGAATCTGTTGTACTCCCTCCACTAAAAGTATATGTACCTAACAGATTGGAGAAAGTACTATCGTTTGCAAGAACGTTGTATATAGTTACTGGTGTACTGGCAAAAGTTTGTGCCATTCGACCTAAAAATCCGTGTTTTAGTCTGCCCATGTGTGGAACTATAAACACGACAGCCGCTAAAGCGCTTATGAGAAGCCCACTTGCTCCATTCTTTCGCGGTAATGTCACAATATTGACTCAATGAGTGCAAAAGGAATAACGGTCCGGCAGAGGATCCACGACTACCTTTTTCACCTTGAGGCAATGACAAGAAGAGAAGCTAAGCAGCTTTGGCGTCAGTCAATCAAAGACGCCTGGCAAAATCGCTGTGCATATTGCGACACCCCACCAATTGATGACGCATCATTAACGCTAGATCACGTTAGGCCAAAAGCAAAAGGAGGAGAAGACCGCACAAGCAATTGTATTCCAGCCTGCAAACGTTGTAATCACTCAAAAGGATCAGAAAACTGGGTAGAGTGGTTTGGACGACAAGAGTTTTACTCCATCGAACGGGAGTATCGAATTCGCGCATGGATTGAATCCAATCAGGCAAACATGCCTAAATCAGGAGATGTTTACGATTGCCATGAGTTTTACAAAGCTAGTTAAGTTCTAGCTCGATATCCTCAATGGCAACATAAGCACCTTTTAAGGGAGGTATATCTACACTGATTACCTCTCCGCAAGGGGACTTCATTTCAAGTCTCTTCTTGTAGGCTTTTTCTGTGCAAATTAACATGCCTGTGACAAGATCACCTTTGACAATAGGAGCTAAAAGTATTGCTTCTTTGTGAATAAAAGCCAGAAGACTTGGCGGAGCGCCATTGGAGCTGGCTGATAAGTCTTTGTAAACGAACAATGCCCAAGTCGGAAACTGATCAATTTCGATAAGCTTCATTGCCGCAGCACCGTATGTGCCAGTCGGTATATTCCTATCTTCGTTAGGCTCAAACAAGAAGAAGTCATTCATCCTGTAAGGTTTCTTTTGCTTTTTACTATCTCTGTTTACATTAGCAGTTAATGATGTCAGCAACGCAATAGGAGACTCATGTTCATGAAGCCTTCTTTGTTTTTGCTTCAGCGCATGATCATATGCATCTAAAACATACTGATAAGGTAAGTTATAATACTTATCTACTGTAAACTCTTGATCTCCAGGAAAGGCTCCTTTTAATTCCCAGAAAACCTTGTCAAATGGGACTGTCTGGTTCCATGTGCCAGACTTTACTTTCCCACAATTTCTGCAGCCTCTTTCTCGCTATCAACTTCCGTCGGTTCGAAATCTTCCTTAGCCTCTTCAGAATCATAGAAGCGATTAAATTCTGCCAGTAGTTCTGGTTGAAGAGTCATCGTATCTTCAATCGTCCAATCTGGATTGATTCTGGTTTGAATTAAAATAGTTGTACAGGCAATCGACTTGCGACTCATAGATTCCATCATTCCAGCCTGAATGTCGCTAATCTCGCTGGCATATTCAGCAGCAATCTCTTCTTGAGCTTTAGTCTTTTTTTCAGCGCTGATTGCAGCAACAACTTGCGTATAAGCGGTTTCAACAGAGATCTTGCGGTTCCTCGCAATTGTGCTTGCCAATTTCACAATTTGAGTTACGCCGTCACTTTGCTGCAACACGCTATCAACAAAGCTTTTCTCAGCTACTGACAGGTATCCCCGTTTTTCAATCTCAATAACACCTGTCTCTTCATTACCTAAACGGACCTTACAGGTCTTAATTTTTGGTGCAACAACAAACGGTAATTTCGCCATAGTCGCAAATAAGCGAGCTAGGATACCTATCAAATCATAGTATTTAACTCACTGATCAAAAATGTTCCGTAAATCTTGCCAAAATCAAATTGATCGATAGGTCCGCCGCCTTTAATTAAAGCTGTCACCCATGGCCTGCCAGGGTAAAAAGTCTTGGCATTTTCGTTCCCATAAGGGTAAAAATATCCGCCATAATGGACAATAGCAGCATAATCAGTTCCATAGAAGATATGTATGTCGCCATCAGAATCTACAATCACTTTTTTGCTTTTTTTAAGTTCACCAGTGTCAATGATATCTCTTTTGTCGCCATTCCAGTCCCATACATTGCTCTCCATTGCATCATCAAGAGCCTTGCTGAACTCGTCAGCCATCAACCTGACAGCTTTAAGATGTGCTTTTTTGATTTGTTTTTGTAATACATCAAAAGGCTTTTTAGCTTTATCTAGGCCAGTAATTACTAAATCTACGCCAATATTTGGTATAGGCAATCGAACGTCACCATTTAATCCATCAACTGTTTCATTAACAAGTTTCTTGTAGTCGCCCAACATTCTCTTGACTTCCGTCAAGCCAGTCATCTTCAAACTGTATCCCATCAGGAGATAACCTCTGAAGCCGTCAGTTGTATCTCTACGCCGCCAAGTGCCGGATACAAAATTTCGTCGATACCATCACCACCAAATTGACCGCTAGAACGTTGCACAGTTGCAAACATATCAGGGTCATTGCCAAACTTAAATTCAACCTCAGTTCCTGGCAGTAGGAATGACTCTTGTGCAGTGATATCCGTAAACGTCAATCCACTTAGATCACCAAGCCAATTGCCATTGCCTAGAGGTGCTTTTTGTAACGCGAATCCACGGTAGTAGAACTGATCACCACTGGCACCAGGCAACATTCTTCCTTCGAGTTGAGACTCAAGAGGAAGCGGCTTAGAGCCGCTTGTAACGCC